GTCGGTCCTCCCCCGCCCGCTAATTGATATGGCGGCAAGCCCCTCTAAAAGGGCCCCGGCTCCCCGTTTAATCACGGAAGAAAGAGAAGACAGAAATGTCTCACTCGAATCTTGGTACAGTTCTGTGCCAGAGCAAGAAAGCATTTTAGATAGTGCTTTTTACCTTATCAGTTCTGCAGAAGGTAGAGATATGGTTGAGGATTCATTTTTAGTTTTCGAATACCGCTTCCAGGGCATTGAGCCCCTAATCCATGACATGTGGCTTGAGAGTGAAATCTCAGGAATCTCGAAAGAGATGACCATAGGTAAGATTAGTTTTCTACAAGAGCCTGGCTACAAATTGAGGTATGTAGCTAACCCGGGTCGGGTATACCAACGTTTGTTGGAACCCCTTGGTGATGCCCTGTTCGGGCTTATCCAAACTTTACCCTGGGATTGCACCTTTGATCAGGCGAAAGCCCAACCATTGCTGCAGACTGCTCTCTCCGCAGGCCGTGTAATACACAGCGTCGATCTAAGCTCAGCCACGGATTATTTCCCGCTGGAGCTTCAGTTAGAGGCACTTAAGTTCATATCTTATGATCCATATGGATACATTGACATGTTCAAAACTATCTCACGTGGGTTATGGGGTTATAAGGTTAAAAACCAAAAACTCCAAATAACTAAGTGGACTAAGGGTCAACCTTTAGGGTTATACCCAAGTTTTGCGTCTTTTGCTTTGACGCATGGCCTCTTACTTGCAGGACTTCTAAACAAACCCTATAATGGGGAGTTTTATGTCCTGGGTGATGATGTTGTTATCCTTGATGATGACCTTCATGTAAAGTATTTGAAGGCATTAAAGGCGTTAGGTTGTCCTTATGCGGCTGATAAATCCGTATCAGGTAACTTAGCTGAGTTTGCAGGATGGATAATCCTGCCAGACCTATCCATTCCAAAGCTGAAATGGAAAACACCATCTGACGAGAACTTCGTCGATGTTGCTAGGCTGCTCGGACCTAACTCCTTACCGCTGTTTCGCCCCCT